TAAAAGCTACACTGTTAAAAAAGGCGATACACTGAGCGCAATTTCTGTTCGGCAGTATGGTCTTGCTGCAAAGTGGGTGCAGATTAAAAATGCAAATCCTCAGCTGATAGGAAGAAAAACTGCGATTGACGGTTCGCCGCTTATTTTTCCGGGCGACATTCTTATTATTCCTGATGATGAAAAGCCGACTGAAAAAGTGGGAAAGACTTTGCCGGAATCTACGGTTCCGGTCGTTCTGGATGATAGTGCGGCTCAGGATATTACAATCCTGATTGACGGCAAAGCGTTTACAGGTTTTTCAGGTTATACAATTCAGATGTCTGTTGATAGCTTCGATGCCTTTTCTTTTTCTGCTCCATTTGACAGCTCTGTTAAGGATTATCGCAAGGCTTTTAAGCCGTTTGCTTATAAACAATGTTCGGTATATTACGACAAAAAACTGCTTTTCAACGGAACTTTATTAACTCCGAATCCGGAAGTTGAGCCGGATAGCAAAACTGTTACACTACAGGGTTATCCTTCCTGTGGCTGCATAAATGACTGTCATCTTCCGGAAACAAAATATCCGCCGGAATATAACGGTATGAAGCTGAGCGATATTGCAAAAGATGCCTGCGGTCCTTTTGGATTTGCCGTTGTAATTGACGGCGATGAGGGAGCGGCTTTTGAAAAAGTTGAATATTCGCCTGGAGAGACACTTTTTAATTTTCTGAAAAAACTTGCAGAACAGCGCGGTTTAATCATTACGAATAAGCCGAATGGTGATCTGCTTTTCTGGCAGCCAAAAAAAGAAAAGGTATGTGCAACTATCAAAGAGGGTGAAGAGCCTTTTGTGAGCTGTAAACCTTCTTTTGATAGTCAGAAGTTTTTCAGTCATATTACCGGATTTTCTAAGGTGGAAAATGAAGATGATGCCAGTCATTACACTTATGAAAATAAGCTGCTGACTAAAGCCGGAGTTTTGCGGCCGTTCAGTTTTGTAGCTGATGATGCTACAAGTACAGATTTGCAGAATGCGGTTGAAGCTAAAGCCGGCCGGATGTTCGCAAGTGCGGCAAGTTATGAGCTTAAAGTTTTAGGGCATAAAACTCCTAAAGGTGAGATATGGCGAAAAAATATGGCAGTTTCGCTTTATGCTCCTGATGCAATGATTTATCGAGAAACAACTTTTCTTGTTGATAACATAATGATCCAAAGAAGCGACAGCGATGGAAATGTTACTACTTTGAAGCTGGTTTTACCTGGTGCGAGAGATGGAAGTTTGCCGGAGGAATACCCGTGGGAAGAATAGGAAAGTTAATTAAGACAGAGATTGAAAAGTTTATCGTGGCGACTGTGGAAACGCGCTTTAAGTTTAATCAATCCTGCGATATGTACGCATCCAGCGGAGACGATGCGCCGCCGCTGGAAAAAGACAGAATTGCGCTTATAGAGATTGATGGAACTGGAAAAATGGCTGCTGTGGGTGTGCTTATGGTAAGCCAGGGCGCGAAGCCTGGAGAGCGCATTTTGTACTCACGCGATGAAGACGGAGCGGTTCAGGCAATCTTAAAGCTGCTGGGCGACGGCAAGATCGAAGCTGTTAGTCCTGGAGGCGTTAAGACTTCTACTGATGATAATTATGAGCTTAAAGTTAAAAAAGATTTGAGTGTGAAAGCCGACGGCAATACTAAGTTTGAAGGAAAACTGGAAATTACCGGTGGAAATATGAAATGCAAGGGAACAGCTACGCCTAGCGGCACTGGCTGTTTTTGCGCTTTGCCGACGTGTCCTGTAACAGGCGCGCCGCATAGTGGTGAAATGGTGCTTAATACATAGGTGGTGTGATATGGCAATGAATGGTGACACTTTGGGAATGGCGATTGCGACGGCTGTTTTAGATAGCGGTGCAAGTGCTGCCGGCAAAGCTCAATGTGAGGAGTTCTGGAAAAAGGTTGCGAATGAAATAGTTTCGCATATCCAGCAGAATGCGGAAGTGCCTGCGGGAATTACAGTTACTACAACTGATACTGTTCCTGGGGTGCATAGTGCGCATACAGGAGCGACTACTGTTTCAGGAAGTGTTTTATGACAGATTTTGAGGGCGATGTTTTATTTTCAGACAGTAATGACGGCGGAGTTTTGACGATTGAAGACGGTTTGATTGCCTGCGATAAAGGATTCAGCACGGCAGTCTATCTGTCTTTATTCGGCGGAAACTTTGACGACAATGGCATTACTGATACCGGCAATGCTTACTGGGGAAACCTGATAGGCGGCGAAAAAGAAAAAATGGTGAGTAAGTTTCAGAATATCATTTGCAGCCTGCCTATGAATACAAAGAATCTGAAACTTGCTGAGGAAGCTGCTAAAAGTGATCTGCAATGGGCTATTGATGAGGGCATTGTAGACGAGATCAATGTTTCCGGAAAAATTAAGAATGTTAAAAATGCGGATTTTGAAATTAACATTTTGAAATCCGGAGAAAATATTTTATCTACAACGTATGGCGTTGAATGGGAGGCTATGAGCAATGGACTTTAATTTTGAAAATAAAACTATAAGTGAGGTTTACGATCTTACTCTGAATGGGTTTGAGACTGCTTTTAATACGCGCTTCCGGCTGCTGCCTAAATCTTTTATTCGTGTTACCTGTAAGGTAATTGCCGGACTTTACATTACGCTTTACAAAATGGGCGCATGGATTTTCTTGCAGCAGTTTCCTTCGACTGCCAGTTATGGAACTTTCAAGGTTCTGGGAAAAGAGGTAAATCCACTTATTGAGCATGGAAATCAGATCGGATGCGGCAAGCCTTATGAGGCCACTACTTTTGCCGGCAAAATAAAAATCAGTGTTCTGGATGACGGTATTCTCAATTCAGGAACTCAGCTTAAAAGTTCCCTTAATGGGAAACTTTATCTTGTTACTACCACAAAGGCAATTCTTCTTTCTGATGGAGCCGTTCAGGAAGTTGATATTGAATGTACTGAAAGCGGAACTGCTGGAAATCTTAATAATGGCGATGAATTAAAGTTTGTTAATCCGCTTGGCTTTCTGGGTGATACTGCTGAGATTTCTGACATTACGACAGAAGCGACAGACGGCGAGAGCGTAGAATCTTACAGACATAGAGTTGTTAATAGATGGCGCACTCAGCCTCAGGGCGGCGCACTTGCTGATTATCGCGCCTGGGGTAATGAAGTTCCAGGCGTTTATCAGATTTATCCGTACACTGACGACAATTCAGCGGCCGGTGTAATTCTTTATGTTTGCGCTGACAAGGAAGCTACAGGAAGCCGCGTTGCTGATAGTGCGATGCTTAAAGCTGTAGGAAAAAGCTGTACATACGATCCTGAAACCGGAATGGCTACGCGTAAGCCTTTAACTGCTGTTCTGGATCCTGGTTTTGATGAGAGTTATACAAACATCAAAACGATTACAGAAGAAATTTTTGACGTTTATATTACAGGTTATAACGGTGATATTGATTCGATGAAAGACACTGTGAAAACAAATATCGAAAACTATCTTCTGGAGCGTGAGCCTTATATTCGCGGTCTTTCGGTTGATAACAACCGAATGGATGATATAAGCGTGAATAATTTAATCGGCATTGTAAATGAAATTGCCATTGCGAATACTGCAAGTTTTATCGGCGTGAGCTTATATCATGCCAGTGAATCTATTGCAGCTTATCAGCTTGGACGCGGTGAGCTGGCAAAGCTCGGAACGCTTTATATAAATGGGGTTGCTGTATGATCGGATGGTTGAAAGTTGTTCAATTTTTATATCCGCGTTCTAAGGCATTCAGAAGCATCTGCGATAATTCTTTCCGGAAATTCTGCGAGGGGCTTGGTTATGTTCCGCAAGATTTTCAGACTTACCTGGAAAAGATTTACGGAGACAGATTTGCGGAAACTACGCGAGAGCTTAAAGCGTGGGAAAAACAGTTTGGAATTGTTTTTGCAGAGCAGTATTCAGACGATATGCGCCGCAAGCTGCTTTCTTCTTTCTGGCAGATTAACAAAGGCGGTCAGGGCAAGGATTATCTTTTGCAGATTTTACAGCTGATTTCTCCGGACTTCCAGATTGTTGAAAATCTGCCGGTTCGTGATCCGCGAGACAGTAACGCTGTATATGCTGCGGTAAACGGTAATAAAAAGATGGTGAACGGCAATAAATACGCTGTGAACGGTTATAAAATTGGTGATTCTGATTTTATTCCGACGGTTCTTAAAAATGATTCTGAATCATTCTATGAGCTTCCATCGGTTCCGGATTACTGGCGTAACTGCTTTTTTATTTGTAAATCGGTTATTCGTAACAGATATAAAGCAATTATGTATGTGGAAAAGTTGCAGGTTGAAGCTAAGTGGAAAAACTTTTTGGAATACATTGTATTAAAAATCAAGCCGGCTCATACGACGGCGATTTTGTTTGTTGAATATATATAAGTCAGGAGGTTAAAGATGATTAAGATAGATTCAACTTATTCAAATTATTTTGATAACACTGATCCGGCTTATCCAGGCGGTAAAGCTATTGATGCTTCGACTGATGAGGGCATTGATGGAACTCCTTATCGTGCTTTATGGATGAACGATATGATTGGTGCGCGTCAGGCTTTGTTTGTTGCTGCTTTTGGCGATATTTCCGAAGTTTCTGGAAATCCTGACAGCGTAGACGATTCTGATGTTTTAAAGGCAATTTTGCAGCTGATTGAGAAAAAATTGCTTGGTTGTTTTTTACAGGTTGAAACTGATGAGGCTGAGCCGCTTATTCCGTGGGGAAGCCTGAATAGAACTTATAATTCTAATATCACTTACCTGGTTTATGCGGTGATGGCTGATGATACCGGCGATGTATTACCGATTAGAACGCGTGTTGATTCTTCCGGTTTGCATCTTGTTATCCGGGAGATCAAAGACGGTAAAGTTCAGAATATTGTTCGCCAGCCAAAATGGGGAAGTTTTAAGTTTGGTGAAAAAAAATGGGGCGAGGCTGTTCCATTTAAAATAAATATTATAATTAAGGAGGCCTGAAAATGGTTGGAGTTCCAAAATCGTTCAATACGAAAAAGGACTATGAAAACGCCGTTGATTACGCTTGCGCGACTAACAGCGGCAAGGGTGAGCTGATTGCAGCTTTAAAAGACTTGAAAAACAATACAACTATGCTTGTTTTGAAAAAGTCCAGCGAATCTGTTCCAGTAGAAGAACAGACAGCTGATGATTATGAGGAAGTTGAAAATCCAGCTTGCAAAAAAATCCGCCTCGGATTCAGCGATGCTGAGATTGATGCCCTGCTTGCAAAAATTGAATAGGAGACAGAAAAATGGCTTTGAAACTTTGGGCTGATGGCGTTGATGATGCCTCGGTTGCTACTATTCCGGAAAACGGAAATTTTAAGTGTGTGGGTTCTTCTTACCTGGTAAAGAAGGATCCTTTTGCTTATTCTGAGAATAAATTGATTCTCAAAGACGGCTTTGCGGTTGATTTGTATGATGGCGTTGCATGGCGACAGATTACCAATAGAGCTGCAATTGAATTTGATCCAGCAGAAAATCTTGATACTGGTGCTGTTCTTGCTCATGGTAAGGATTATTACGTTTATATCTGTTTGTCAGGTGGAAGCGTTTCGGTTGTTGTTTCTTTGAATTCTACTTATCCGGATGGATTCAATGCTAACAATTCGCGTAAGATTGGCGGCTTTCATGTAGGACATATCAGAAAAGTTTCTGATGATGGGCTTTGGGTTCCGATTGATTCAGCTGGCAATAAGTTTGGTAATTCAGGAACTAAATGGCAGGACAATGTAACTACCGGAATCGTTCCGAATTCTGTTTGGGATCTGAAAAATCGTCCTCGCGTAATTGTTCCTGGTATGGTTAAAATCAATGAAAACTTGTGGGAAGGTATTTACATTCCTTCGGTTGATGAAGCCATTACATTTATGGCCGGTACTAACGGACTTTCTGTTGCAGAAGGTAAGCTCAAGATTGCTTATGGTGAACTTCCTGCTACCGGAACAGAGGGCTTGAATCAGTTTAACTTCAATGAGCTTGCAGCTCGTCAGGGCTTGCGTCTTTTGTCTTATGATGAATGGTTGCAGGGTGCTTTCGGTTCACCTCAGGGCGAAGACGGCTCAAATAATTACGGATGGACTAAAACAACTAATACTGCAAGATGCCGCACTGGTTGTCAGGTTGATCCTTCTACAGGCGAATTTGACAATGTTAATGGTGTAAAGCCTTATGCAATTTCTGCAAAAAATCTTGTCGATTGTGCTGGTAACGTTTCGGAATGGACTAAAACATTCTCTCTTGACTTTAGTTCTACTAACTGGAACTGGCAGAACGTTCTGGGTGCAAATCAGGGCCAGGCTTATCTCCCTAATAGTGATGGTTTGCGTGTGTTGCATTGCGGTTACAACTGGAACTATGGCGTGCATTGCGGTCCTCGCGCGGTCAGTGGCAACAACGGCCCGTGGCACGTGAACACGAGCATCGGTACGCGGCTCGGCTGTGATTCGCTTTAGCGAATCATCTGTTTTCTGATTCTCTGGAACTCTGGTTTTTCCGGTATGGAAGAGGCATCTAAAGAGAAAGATAAAGCTAAGTTTCCGCCAGGAGACGTGCGGAACTTAGCTTTATTCAGAAAGTTTGAGGATTTTATAATTTATTTTGAGCCTATAGTTGAAAAGTTTCCGCATTATGAACATTTTGCCCTGGAAACAGATATTAAAAACTGTTTGCATCGTACAATGGAACTCATAATCAAAACTAATCGAAGCTCCAGAAAACTGGAAGGCTGGTATCATATAGATACTGAGTTTGAAGTCATAAGATTTTATATCCGGTTGGCTTATGCTAAAGGCTCAAAATACCTTTCATCTCATAGCTATGAGACAGCTTCAAAGAAGATGAAAGAATTAGGCTGTATCCTGGGCGGTCTGATAAAAAACAGGTAACTAATGAAAAAGTGATGGTTTGCGTGTGTTGCATTGCGGTAACAACTGGAACAATGGCGTGCATTGCGGTCCTCGCACGGTCAATGGCA